GACAACGTTGTCTCTCCATCTAAATAGTTGACCTTATTTACACAGCCCACAATGGGCTCGATTGGACACATCGGGATGGCAGACTTAGACCTTGAAGTACTGAAAACACTGCAAAGCATTGAGAAACTTCTTAAGTCTTCAAGCATGCTTAGCAGCAATAAGGAAACATTTTCCAGCCGCTCGCGCATGTCGCAGAAGGATCGTGCTGATAAAGAGGCACGCCGAGCATTTAAGGCGGTAGCTGCTGGCGCCAAGGAGGCGAACACTTCCATTCTAGGATTGTCAAAAGGTCTAGTAAAGCTTACAGATGAAGTAGGAACTACAACTAAGGGGTTCAGCGCGCTGAACTCACAGATGTCAAAGTTTCTGACGTCACTGCGCCCAATTGAGCAACCAATTGATCAAACACCCGCTAGGTCACCTTCAAGTTCTATCTTTGATGATGCAAATCTCTTAAGAGCAATTGAGCGCCAGGGTGCAGGTACTGTGGCAGCAATTGATCGGCTGACTGCCGTCATGCAGTCAACGCCGCGACAGGGTACAAACTCACAGGTTCAGCCTGCTGCCCCAACCCGCGCCACAAGACCTCGTCGTCAAAGACCTAATACGGTTACTCCTAACGCGCCATCACCGGCAAATACAAGGACCCCAATGACGGCGGTGCTTGGTCGAGTGATGAATAACTTTAGCGCTCTTAGCACTAGTGGATCAGCGGTAGCTTTCGTATTTGGGAAGATTGTTGATGTTGCGCAGCGCGTTGCGGAAGACTTTTTCCAGCTGTCTCGCATTGGTATGGGCAGTATGGGCAACCTGACGGACCTGTACAAGTACTCAATCATGGCAGGTATGTCAATGAAAGAGTACACCAACATGCTCAATGAGTCTATGCTGGTTGCTTCGCGCGCTGGTAATCTTGAAAATTACAACAGAATTATTTCAGCTCAAGATAAGACCCTTGCAAGCATGGGTATCTTTGGGTCTGAAGCGAGAGCATTCCAGGCAAGTCTTGCACAGTCTAGTGCCGCGATGGGTATCAGTGTAAATGATCTGACCTCGGCGACTAAATCACAAGTTGACGTATTCGACAAGCTTCGTAAGTCATCAAATATGACGGCTGACCAGTTTGCAAAGATGGTCGACACAGTGTCAAATAATGAACAGGCACAGAAAGAATTGTTAGGGTTAGCGCCTAGAGAGCGTATGGCTCGAATGAATGAGCTCATTCAACTTCAAACAGTTGGATCAAAGCTTGGTATGACGGCTGAGGCTTCACAGAAGCTAGGTGAGGCACTGATTAACCAGCGTCGCGCCTCTGTTAAGGAACGTTTTGATCAGGGTGCAGCTCTTCTCCAGATGGGCGCCTTTACTGGAAATGGTGCAGCAGGACAACGTGCCTTTGAGCTGAATATGAAGGGTCGTCGCCGTTCTGCTGATGAAGACAAAGAGCTTATGGGGCTCGTCCAGCAGATGGACAGAAGCTCTCAACAAATGTATGAAAATGGTTCACTTGGCTCTCAGAACGTGCTTGACCAGCTTGGTGAAAACTTAGAGAAGGGCTCGCTTGGTGAATTGGTTAAGCAGGGCCGTGGCGCATCCCTTGCACAAGACGCAGGTAAAGTAGGACAGGAGGCGTTTGGTAAGCATGTCAGCGAATTTGGGCAGTGGGTTGGCCAACTTACAGCGTGGGCGCGCGGTTTACAGGAAAGTATCGCAGGCCCGTTGATTGCCGGTGTGGGGGCTGCCGTTGGTTTTGCCTTCAAAGGCCCGCTCACTCAGATGTTTACGGGAGTGCTGAGTAGATTTGGTGGGGCAGCTGCAGGTGGGGCAACCGGAACGGCCGCCACTGCGGCTTCAGCCGGCGGCATACTTGCTAGACTGGCAGAACCTTTGACGGCCGTAAAGAACGCTGGCTCATCGTTCTTTACGTGGATCACTAAAGTGCCTACTTTGATGCGTCAGAGCCTCAACGCGGTCAAACTAACAAATGCCATTTCTGGTCCAATGAACACCATGAAGTTTATTCTTCAGGAAGCAGGAAGTGTCATCGGCGGCGGTGTGCGTGGCATCATGCCAATGATGAACGGTATGATTCAGTCCCTTGGTCGATTCCCTCTAATTGCAGGGTTATTAGACGCTGGCATAGAACTGGTGACAGGATCACTTACTGACGCACTGAACCCAAGCGGTGGTTTTTGGAACAGAATTGGTGGTGCAGTAACAGCATTCTTCTCTGCAATCCCGCGCATGATCATTGACACTCTTGCCTTCGTATTTGGTGAAAACGCGATGCAGCCTATTCGTAATGGTTTTGACATCTTCGTAGCGTCTATCAATATGTCTATCAAGTACCTACTCGCTAAACTGATAGGCGGTCTTGGCGACATGTTGTCATATATCCTTCCAGATGACTCAGAGCTGGTTAAGGGTCTTCAGGCCACCCGCGATGGTCTTGATGACTCAGCCATGGAAAATGCCGTAGCGATCGAAAAGCTATGGGGCGACCAAAGCAAGACGTTGGAGTCAATCTCTAAGGATAATCAAAAATCTGCAGAAGCTCAAAACAAGACTACAGCCGCAGCTACTGACAAAGTAAATCAGAGCCAGCAGAAGTTCAGTAACGTCATGTCTTCTGGCGCGGTTTCGGCAGCGCAGGTAATTCAGGATGCCAAAACTTTGGCGGGTCCGCAAACGAGCGTAGCGGCAGCGCAGCCAATTCAGGATGCCAAAACTTTGGCGGGTCCGCAAACGAGCGTAGTGGCAGCGCAGCCGCAGGTTCAGGTGCCGAAGACAATTACTCCGGTGGCCGTAAATAACGCTGAACAGCCAGCTCAACAGTCTGCACAACAGAACTCCCTTGCCGCGGAAACACCTGAGATGTTGAATATCTTGAATGCAATGCTTCAGGTTCTGCGTGACAGTCTCGTTGCAGAAACTAAGCAAGCTGAAAATTCTGAAGCGATGGCGCGCTTCTTGCGCCCGCAAACATCATTCGCTTCATCTCAAAGCGTCTCCGATATGCTCTTGAAGCGAGTCTGATAAACAAAGATGAAAACAAATACCATTAACCCAATGCGCATTCAAGGAGCTACACTGTGAGTCAATTTACAGGCATGTGGCGCATTGTCACGCCAAAGACGCGTAAGCAACTCTACACCACCGTCTCGACCGACGCGTATGACCCACGTACAACAGACCGCACGTCACTTGCTGCGGTTTCATGGTACTCGCAAATCATGCGTGGGCCCGGCACTCGCATGGCTTCGTACAAACAGTATGATGTCATGGATGGTGATATTGACATCGCCAGATCCCTTGACATTATTGCGGAAGAAATGTCTGGCCGTGATGACAAAACGAACCTCCCGTTTATCATTGAGTGGCAGAAAGAAGACAACCAGGACGTATCTGACGCGACTGCAGTAACTGTCCGTGCGGCGCTGCGTCAATGGGCGCAATTGCAAGACCTCAAGAAGCGTGTGTTCAAGACTGCACGCACGATGGTTAAGTATGGCGACTGCTTCTTCCGTAAAGTGTCGGACACTCGTCGCTGGGTTTATGTTGACCCATCATTGGTGGTGGGTATTGAAGTAGATGAGCTTGGGAACAAGATTTCATACCATGTCAAGAAGGCATCCCAACAACAGACGAACATTTATGGTATGAATCGTGCTGAAGAGGTGGATGTAGTTCCAGCTGCAGCTATGATTCACCTCACCCTGTCAGATGACATGGGTGACAGCGCTCCGTTTGGGCAGTCTATTCTGAAGCCAATCTTCCGCGTTTACCGTCAGCTGTCAATGCTTGAAGATGCGGTGATCATTTACCGTATTGTTCGTGCTCCAGAGCGTCGTGTGTTCTACATCGACGTCGGTAATATGAACCAGCAGCAGGTTAAGCGCTACCTTGAATCTATCAAGAACGAGATTAGACAGAAGCGTGTTCCTGGTACTTCCAGCAATGGTGCCCGTGATAACGTTGACGGGCAGTATGACGCCACGTCGCTGCAAGAAGACTACTTCTTCCCAGTAACTGCAGCTGGTAAGGGCTCGCGCGTTGAGACTCTACCAGGTGGCACAGAAGACTTCGGCACGAACTTACTGAAGACCTTTACAGAGAAGATCTTTCGAGGCCTCCGGATCCCCACCTCGTACATCGGTGGTGGTGATGCGGCCGGGTCTCAGACTAACGATGGCAAGGTCGGTATTGCGTACATCGAAGAACTTCGTTTTGCAAAGTTCATTCAACGTCTGCAAGCACGTATGAATG